ACAATGTTTGATAGTAATAGTAATACAATTACCATCGTTTTTTACTTCAATATTTTTTTCGTTATCACATTGGCATTTATATTTTTTGGTTTTATCTGTTTTTCTATATTTTTCACTTTTGTTACACTTGTCGCATTTATTACATTTGTTGCTTTCGTGTTTTTTACATTTATCACAAACACTACAATCGCTATCATCATCACTATACCGGTATTTTCTACTGGACATTTAAAATATATTATATAAAAATATAAAATAATTTACCAAAATAATATTACACTACATATGCTTATAAACAAAATAACAAATATTAAAAATGTAAAATAGTAGTTACAAACAATAAAAGTTCTCAAAATGGTTTTCGAAAAATTGAATAATAAAGTATTTGTTATAACAACAACAACAACAACAACAAAATATTACTACAGGATAATGGATAATAATAATTTCAATTTAGAAAATTACTTACAAAATATAAAAAATAAAATTCAGGAAATACTGGAAAGACCAACAAAAAATGATTTACCATTTGATATATTAGATAGTGAAATAGACCAACAAACTTCATTAAATTCATTGAAAACAAAACAAAAACAAATGAAGTATGGTGAAATATGGCAAATGGTAATCGGAGAATATAATACATTTACAGATTTAGGAGTAGGGCATTATACTGGTTTGGATATATTATCAGAAGAACGTAAAATCGCAATGGAGTTAAAAAATAGGTATAATACTGATAATGCGAGTTCAAGAAAAGCGAACTTTGATAAATTAGTAAAATATAAAAAAGACCATCCTGATTATGAATGTATTTATGGTATAATCAATGAAAAAAATACAGAAGGTTATATCAAAGATATTGAACATAATAATGAAAAAATAAAATATTATTCGGGTGATAAATTATTTACTTTGATATTTGGGGATGATAAAATAGAAATAATAGAATTTGTAAAAAAATGTGTAAATATTTACAGTAATAAATTAAATTATAATATATTCATCAATGCTTTTTTTATTTCTAATCCAACTTGTCTAGCAAGTTCAACAGGAACCGCATTACCGATTTGTTTATATTGAGATGATAAACTACCAACAAATTGGAAATCATCATCAAATGTTTGAATACGCGCATATTCTCTTATAGACAAAGGGCGATTTTCAAGTGGATGACAACGTTCGGTTTGTTTTTGTGAAGGTGTACATAATAATGTAAGAGAAGGTTTGGTCATAGAGAGGCGATGTAGAATACCACGTTTACCACCACCAGAGTAAAAACTATTACCCAAATATGATTTTTGTAGTTCTTCTGGTAAATTGACCCAACAGCCACCTTGGGGAATAAGTTTAAACAAATTTATTTTTTCTTCGCTATATTTTGCTGAAGGAGAAGGTGGAACATTTAATAAAACATCTTGTAAAACTTTTGTTGTAGTGTTTTTTTCTGGATATTGAAACTGAATATTTTTACTTTTGAGTTTACCAATAATAAATACACGTTCTCGTTTTTGTGGAACATTAAAATCAGCAGAATTTAATAGTTTATATTCAATATCGTATAATTGTTCACGATTTAATAAATTGATAATCGTTTTAATGGTTTCGCCCTTTTCGTGAGTAATAAGGCCTTTAACATTTTCAATCATAAACATTTCAGGTTTGACCAGATGTAACATATCAATAAATGTATAAATAAGTTCACCTCGTGGGTCATCAAGTCCTTTTCTAAGTCCAGATTGCGAATAGGATTGACAAGGAATACCACCAGTGAGTAAGTTGACTTTTCCAATATAAGGTGTTAAGTCAATATTTTCCATAGGTGAACATACAATATTGGTATTTGAATGATTTTTTTTCAATGTTTCACAGCAGTCTTTATTATTATCATTGAGTAACAAAGGTGTAAACCCCGCTTTCATAAGTCCACTGCTGAGTCCACCAGCACCAGCGCAAACTTCAATAAATGTGGGTTGTTTATTATTAGTGTTACTGATAGTGTTACTATTGCTGATACTATTGGTAATAGTATTACTATCACTACTACTACTACTACTACTACTACTACTATTATTCATAATTTCGGTTATTTTTTCAGAGACAGCTTTATCTATAATTAATTTCATTTTATCTTCATTAACACACGGTTTTTTTCGGTTTAAATGCTGAGTATAATGAGATTTTTGTTTGAATTCCATACCACATTTATCACAGTTATATAGAGTCATATTATTATTATTTATAATGTATATTATAAGAAAGTATTTTTAAATCAATTTTTTAACTAAATTTAGTTAAAAATAAAATCCCTAAAATAAAGTTCTCAATTATGTAAAAAGAAAATAGAAATAGTAGCATTAATTTGAGGTATAGTAAATCCAACACTACTCGCATCATAAAGTGTAATAGATTGAACAAAAGGGGTAATATTGATAAGCTCAATATTACAAGCATAACCACTAGGCGATAAACCAGTTTGGTATATCATATCAGTATCATTGATTTGTAAAATCAAGGATGAAGAGTTTTGAGTAGTTCCACTAAGAGAACCAATAGTACTACCAGAAATAATAGATGTAGAATTTTTATAAAGAGAAAATTGGCATCCTTCAATATGATATAAATTGATATAGACATAATAATAACCGGTTCTCCAAAATAATAATTGAGAACTATTTGGAATATGAATACAATCACCGAATATAGAATTATCATAATTGAATACAACTGGGTTATTAAAGGCAACTTCTTGTTGATTTGTATTAAAAACACTTAAAAAAGTATTGGAAAGATATACAGAACCTGTTGGACCCGTGGGACCAGTATATCCCATATGACCTCTCATACCAGTACAACCCATATCGCCTCTAATACCAGTAGGACCAGTACACCCAGTATAACCGGTATAATAAAAATATTCGCGAATACTTTCACAATATTTCAATTCATTGCCAACGACAGTTTCATTGATAACGCATTCTGAAATATCAAATGGTTGAAAAATATTAGCAGACAAATCCACCTCATTTAAAATAATAGAATTTTCCATATAATGAATACAAATAAATATTTTTTATTTATTTAACTAAATAGTCAAAGCATTTACGAGTGAAAAAATAGAATTGTAATTACAAAAATACAATTTCAACAGTTACTTATTATAATTGAATATTTTTACAAAATCCGATTTAACAATTATAAATAATAATAATAATAATATATATATATGAATAAGACAAAGAAAATATCTGATAATCAAAAAAAATCCAAAATTCGTAAAAAAGTATTTAGAAGAACTAACAAAAGAAGCTATAAAGGTGGTATAAAATTAGGAAAATATAATTATAATATTACGCAAAAAATAAGAGACAAATTCGGTAATATAAAAGATAACTTCAAAAGCATCAATTCAAATACTACGCAAAAAATAAGAGACAAAATCGGTTATATAAAAGATAACTTCAAAAACATCAAATCAAATTTTACGCAAAAAATAAGAGACAAATTCGGTTATATAAAAGAGAAATTGAACAATATAAAAACAGCATTTACTAACTCTAAATCAAAAGAAGATCAAGACGAACAATATAATCAATTAGAAGAATTGATAAATAAGGAATCTGGGTTTAATTACGCCGTCGATTACGCTGAATTAAAAGATACATATTTACAATACAAAATATCTGATGCTTTGAGAATAGTAGATGGTGATATAACTTTGTATGCTTTTTATAATATAAATTTGAACGAAAGATTATTTTTATTACGAAATAATTTTGTACGTTTTCCAAAAGGTATATTCAAAAACCAGTATTACATGTTGAAAATATTGGTTTATGTTATTTCATTCATACCAGCTAATGCGTTTGCTTTTGTAATATTATTAGTATTAACAATAATCTTAGCGGGTTTTGGAGCAAGTGCTGATGGAGCTGGAGAAGAGATTATCGATAAAATTAATGCCCCAATTTATTCAGGTATAATTAATAATTATAAAAACATAAAAAAACCCGAATTTATTAGTAAAAGTTATGCGTTTTTAGAAAAAATAGCAAATAAATTTAGTAGTAAAAGTAATAACAATGAAATAGAAGAAAATATTATTGCTACACAAGATAAATTACATGGTTGGGATAATAATTATAAATCGTTAGAATTTTTAGAAAATAAAAGTCCTTGGAAAAATAGAAAAGGAATTTTTTTTATATATAATAATAAATATAAAAAATTTGTTACCATTAATAATGACTCCGACCAAGGCAACCCATCAAATGTTTTTGGTTTCATATCCACATCAATATCAAAATATTATAACAATTATAATAAAAATTATAATGATATATTCAATGATATTATACTAGAATTTAAAGAGGAAAAAATAATGAAAGAATTTGATGATAGCAACAAAGAAAAATATAATACAACCCCAAAATATAATTTAAAAACATATACATTAGATGGACAATATCTAATTGGTAACTTAGATAAACAAAAATTAGATGATTTCTTCAACAATGAAATAACTGACGAAAAAGTTGAACCTGTTTTACTTGATTTTTCAGAAAAAGAAAAGAGAACAATTGATAATAATATAATTAATACCACTGACGCGTTAGAAAATATAGTCAGTGATGATAATATTATTAGTAAAATTATAACTAACGAAATTGTTATTAATGAAATAAAAGACGAAAAAGACGAAAAAGATACAATAGATTTAACTAATATTCAATTAGTAGAAGAGGAAAAAGACAATAATTGATAATACTATAATTTCTACCACTGACGAGTTAGAAATTATAGTCAGCACTAATGATGATAATAATTCATCCCATGTAAGAATATGATTTATACCAGTGAAGATTTGAAACCGCACCCCTAATGGGTGCTATGGTTCAAACTGTAACTGATAACTTAGTTGAAGTTTCATCTCCTGTGCGGATTGAAATCTTCAACGGTTTATTTTTTCGTATATTTTTATCAAAAACTTTCAAAGAGGACCAAATTTATCATAGAAAACAAGTTCATTATTTTTCCAATAAAGGTTCTCATCTTTATAAATACAATTTAATAATTCAACACATTTGGAAGAAAAGAAATCAGAACTTTCTTTTGGTAATAGTGAAGGTAAATTATTAATAGCAATAATATCAACGAAGTCATTATATTGAAAAACAGGGTTCTCCCAAGTAGTATTTTCAGAATAAATATTGATAGGATTATTTGGTTTGGAATAATCACAGCTAATATCACTAATTATTATATTTTTATCAAAAACAGTATTTTCATCAAACCATATTTCGGTGGATAATTCGTGTAAAACAATACAATTGAATAGTATATCGTGTGATTTTAAATTAGATTTATCGCTATTTCTATCATATATATCATATTCTAATCCCAATCTATCAAGAATAAATGTAACACCAGAACCACAGTTACCATACGCACCAACAATTCCAATAGAAATGTTCTCAAATACAGACTTTTTATTTAATAAATCCATTAAAATAAAATAAAAATTTTTCCAATGAGATAGTTTAGATAATTGAGAACCATTTTGTTTAAGAGAATAATGTAATAATGTTATAATAGCACCAGTAATACCAGCATAATAACCAAAAGAAATGAGGCGTTTTTTATCGCTATTATAAAAATATTCAAAATCATAAATAATACTTTTGGAATTGAAAAAGGAATTTAAAATACATTGAGAATTATGTTGATTTTTATAGCAATGAGCAAAATAAAGATGTTTATGATTGGATAATTTATCAAGTTCTATTATTTCTTTTAATCCAACTATTAGAGCATATTGAAAATCGGAGTGAAACCAAGGTTTATATGTAATAATAGCACCTTCATTAAGATATTCTATGTCTGAGTAAATGCGATTATTCGAACTTTCAACATAAACATTGAATCCATTATATATTAATTTTGGAATATCACTCGGTATAATTGGAGTTCTTTTTTCATTATCGTTTATTTCACATCGTAAATAAATTATTTTAATTTTATTCAATTCAAAATCCATTATATACTTAATACTCTATTTTATAATACTAAAATAATAAAAATATGTATAATTATTATACAACGAATGGATAATTCAGTGATAATAAGTAAAGGAAATGGCGATCAACACGAAATGGAAAAGAAACATTTAAAATACAGAGAACAATATAAACAAGAACCAATATATTGGGGGTTGGGTATAGAAAATGAAGTATATTTAGAATTTGAAAATAAATTAGAAATCAATGAAGAAAATTTTATAAAAAGTTGTAAACGAGAACGTTATAGTGTGAATTATTTTGAAAGTTATAAGCATTTTGATTTTATAAAAGCATTAAAACATTATATACATGGAACCAAAAAAGTAAACGTTCCAGTATTAATGAATTCACATAGTTTCACAAAAACAGATAAATACAATAATCCAAAAACATTATACACTAAAATAGGAGAACCAAATCCAAAATTTATGGGGGAAACATTATTAGAAACAATACAAGAAGAAAATGAATATTTTAAAAAGAATATGGATAATGAGTGGTTATTTGACGGAGATACAATAGAATTTAATACACTAAAGTTTTATAATATAACTTTACAAGATGTTGTATGTGAATTATCAAAAAACAAAACAACATTTATAACAGAATTAAATGAAATTTTCAAACAAAAGGAGATATTTAGAGAACATGGTCATATAAAAATAATGGAAAACAACCACTCTTTTGCTACATTTATGACGAATTATAAAAATGTAACAATATTTAATAATGGAACACTACATTATAATTTAACATTACCAACAGAATTAGACGAGAACTTACAAATAAAAGATATGGTGAAATTCAACCACGACCATAAAAAGGGAATAAAAATGATACAATGGATGGAACCATTTTTAGTATCAATTTATGGAACTCCAGACCCATTTGCTGCTATGAATAATTATCCAGAAAAACATAAGTTCTCAAGTGCTTCACAAAGAATAGCTGTATCACGATATATTGGTGTTGGAACATATAATACAGATGAAATGTTGAAAGGTAAAATATTATCAAAACCAGTAACCGAATTAGCTTGTAATAAATTATCAAATTGGTGGTTCAATGAATATTATAAAAACAATTCATACACAAAATTAGATGAAATAGGGTTTGATATAAATTTCAATAAACATTATAATCATGGCATTGAAATACGATTTTTAGAACATATAACAGAAAAGATAAAAATGTTTGAAGCATTTGAATTTATAATTTATTTAATGGATTCCATATTAGATAATGATCATATTGATACATTTGGAAATCCAATTATGAATAATGTATGGAATAATATTGTATTGAATACAATAATTCATGGGAAAGATTATGAATTGAAAAAGAATGAAAAAGAATTATATGAAAAGATTTTCAAGTTTAAAATACGTCATAAGAAATTGAGTGATGTTTACTATGAAATATATTATTATTTGTTATTGAAATATAATAATTTTGAAAATACACATAGAGATAATATTTATAAATTACAACCAGTTGGTAAGTTCTCAAAACAGGCATTAAAATCACAAGTAAAAGTAATAAATAATACATATTTACCACAATTAGAAAAGAAAGATGGAGAACATCACCAAGGGTTTTTAATGAGATGTTATAATATGATTAAAAATATAATATAATATATTTGTTTTTTATACTTATAAACAAAAAATAAAAAAAACTTTATGGTAACCAATAATTTTAAAATTATTTTTGGTTTTTACAGCATCACGAGTAAAATGACCAATTTTACAAACATTTTAGTCCACCTTTTCAAAAATGGCTATAAATGATTATCTAATTCATCAATACCAATTCCCATATCTAAATATTTTTGAATTTTTGAAGGGTGCATTGTTTTTTGTATGAGTTGTTCCTTGTAAATATTACAACGCGTTTTTATTTTTTCATAGTCATAATCAAGCATACTTGATACACGTATTAACATACCCAAATCAATTTTGTATGGATTTTTTTCTAATAAATGAATAGCATTTGGATTTCTGGTTAATCGCCACCAACAATTAGCTGTTAATTTATCCAGATTTTGTTCTATTAAATCTATAGCATTTGGATTATCTACTAAAGCACCCAAACAAATTTTATCTGGATTTTGTTTTAATAATTGGATAGCATCTGGATTTGGATTATATGATAAATGTTCCCAATTAATTCTGTCTGGATTTTTTTTCAATAAATCAATAGCATTTGGATTTTCT